ATTGCATTCATTCTTTCAGATTCACACGCCAACAATCTCTTGGTGTAAGATTCAATATCATCCTTAAATTTGTTTATTAATTCTTCACTCGTATAACGACGAACGTTCATGACCATTTCTTCCTCTCTATGCTAAATTTCAAAGTTTTAATGTCATAACCACGTCTATCCAATTCGTCTAAAACTGAACCATCGAAGAATCGAACAAATTCGTTAAAAGGAGAAGGATGATATGTTCCCAAATCTTTAATGGTAAATATATTATGTAACAAACAACCATTCGCAGAATCATCCGGATAAAAGTACTCTAAGCAATTCTCTTTCTTACTCCACTTTGCTCTTAGTTTGTTTCTATTCATACTGCTTTCACCTCAGTGTACTTAACTGAACTAAGCTTTGGTCTGTTACAGAAAGCAATGTCTTCAAGAATCTTTCTAACGTATACGATCCCCTCAATTTCATCTCCCCTCTTCAGAGTTTTGACATCTTCTGCTGTTGACTGAAACCAGAGAAGTCCATAATTCTCATCGATCATCGTGATTCTCTGCGGTCTCGGTGCTGCATAAGCATAAGCATCACCAACCTCAGACTTTACAACTTTTCCTTTTATGTGAATCTTTTGTCCCTCACAGAATTCTTTTCTATTTGCTTTCCGTTCGGCTTTTTCAATTTCTCTCTGTTTGAGAATTTCATTTCTATTGGAAATTTGCTCAACAAGCTTTTTCATGAAATTCTGCTGATTGTCACTCATACTTCCGTATCGCACCAGCTTTGACACGATATCAATTATCGTTCTTTCTTCGAAGAACTTGTAATTTTCTGGATTATTCTCCTCATACAAATTCCAAGCAACTAGAAGATTTACATCTTCCAGAATTTTTTTAGCTTTCTGTTTACCAGCGCGAAATTCAAGAGCACTCTTGACTGACATCTTAAATCTGTTTTTCTCACCAGAATCGACTGAAAGTTCCATCTTGTCGGCGCAGATCCAACCAATCTTGATGTAGCTGTTTGTTTTTGCGTGATAATAGACACTTCCGTAATTGAAAGAAGCGCCGCAACAATCACAATTTCCGCCATGCTCATGGGTGCTGTAAGTTCCGCCAGTTCTCTCCATGTGCTTTCTGAGAACTTCTTTCCAAGCATTGACTTCAAGCAAATCATCCAAACAAGAAAATTTTATGCCGTAAATTCTCAAGGCAACAAATTCATAGTCGGCGGGAACAATCGCTGAAGGTTTGTGAATGTCTTGTCTCATGATTTTCTCTCTCAAAAAGTCTCACTCTCAACTGACAAGATAATAATGACACAAAATCAAAGAATAGTCAATAAATAAATTGATTTTTATTTATTTGATTTTATTGACTTTTTTGACTTAATTTCATTACTCCAAACACCAATTTCGGAGTATTCTTTCTTTGTGTCTGCTAGATAATCACCCTCTTTCATTGCTCCACGCTTGATTGCATCGGCAACAGTCTCTCCCTCGATTTTCTCCAGCTTCTCCTTTGTTGATTTATTAGTCATGTATATTTTCATATTTACCTCTCAAGTATTATATAACACATAACTAACACAATTTCAAGTACTATTTTCGGGGCATTCCCGATAGTTTCTTGGGGATTAAAAGTGATTCTGGACAATTCTCTAACATCCATTTGTATACTGTTGTTTTCAATTCAATTTGCTTGTCATTCAACGCCATTATTGCACGACCTGGATATTTCAGAGTTGCATATGTAAAACTTTTAATTGGTTTTTCCATTTTCCAGATTGGATTTCCTTCTTTGTCGAATTCTAATTCACCAGTCTCCTTGCTTCTTTTTTGAATCAGTTTTCCCGTGGGAGTTCTGAGAAATTGTTCTCTATATGTAATTGTTTTATCTGGATTGTTTAATACTACAGTGACAGAGCCGTCAACCCCCGAGGGTAATTTGTTATGTAATATAGCATCCATAACAAGAGCAGAATTTTCATGAGCACTTAATAGAATATCACTCGGAACAACTCTGTCTCTAGCTTGATTTTGTACAATTGCAATGTTGTAATTAGCAAGAACCCAAGTGATATGAATATTTCTTGGATGATATCCAGCTTCCAGTGCTAAATCTATTTTCTTTTGCAATGAGCCAATCTTACTCAATGCTGTGTCGAACATTATATTTTTTAAGCCGGAACTTTGATTCGCATATAAAGCAGCTGTTTGTACTGCTTTGTCCCAAGTTTTATCACTAACAAATTGATGTAACTTCGAAACTTGTTCTGGATCTTTAGAATTGTAATCTAACCATTCTGGATATTTCTTAGATTGTTTGTTCCATTTAATAAATGTATCTTTCAAGTCATCTACGTTTACTATTTTGAATGAAAAACTATCAATAAATTTATTTACAGCAAAAGATTTTCCAGAAGCACCGCCACCTATGACAAAAACGCACTGACCATTTTTCGCTCCATTGTTATACATAACCAATTTTTCTTGTATGTCATCTGATTCCATTTTTTTCAGACGATCATAATAATCTGGAAGTTCTTTTAGATGTGTCCATGCAATTTTACCGAGATCTCTGTCGTTACTAACTGTATCAGTTTCATCTCCCATATCATGTTCTGATTCAACTTCTAATCCCATTCTAAATTGTTCAATATCGATTTTATTGAAATCTATTCCGAGACTTGCACCGATCTCTTCAGCTTGATCTCGCGTGAATGTTCTTTTTGATTCTGTGAGATATTGTTTAAATGTTTTTACCATATTGGATCTAATAAATCTGTTGGATCAACATGCTCTATTTTATTGAAATATGTATCTTTGATTAACTCTAAATGCAGCTTGTAACTATCTCTTACAAGTTGGTGTATAACTGTAGAAACAAAGTATTTTCCAGTTAAATATTTATTTTCTTCTTGCGGTTTGTCTTTTCTAACATCACCCACTTGTGATGGAATTTTAAACTCTACTATTTCACCGCACTTGCGTCTCGGATCTCCCGATACAACAACACTTATTTTCATATTCTGAATCTGCAACAATTGAGTCATTCTCTTCTGTAACCACTTCTCAATTTTGTTTGGTAGTATTCCAGGTTCTCTACTTGCAATCCAGCTGACTTTATCTTGATCTAAATTTGTTGTCACAACTCTAACTGAAGACTGCGGTCCATTCAAAGCATCTAGATCATCACTGCAAACATCGTGTTTTTCGATATGTGGGAAACTATCGAATTTTTCCTTGTAATCAAAATCATAGACATTATATATTTTTCTAACAGAATCAATTGTTACTAATCGTGAAGCATACATACCCTGGATTAAATTTGCCAGTATATCAAAAGTACTGCTTAGATTATATCCTTCAGCTGAAACGATATCTTTTTCAATATCTCTGTCTTTCAGAATTCGATTTTGATCTAACAGAACATTTGCTGGTTGATATAGATATGTTTCTTTAACACCCCCACCGAATAATTCGCCGAGAGACTTAAAGTTAAATTGATCCTTGTCTTCAAAGAAAAAATAGTTTGCACCTTTGTTGGCTGCTGAAATTGACATTACTGACACAGCATTAAAGAATTCTACGGGATAATAGTTTGGAATTACGAACTTATGTTCGCCCTTGGTAACTTCTACTTCGAGAGGCTTTCTACCAGCAAGATATTTGTTGAATATCTTTTCGACCATTGTAGAATACTTAAGCCCCTCGAATGCTCTTTGTACTCTGTATTTTAATGTTTTGATATATTCTTCAGATGCAAAGTGAAGAACATAATGTTGTTTTCTATCAGCATCTAATTGCTGATTTGTCATTTTGTAAATTCGAAATACACCCGTATAATCCGGTAACTGATCTTCTTCATCTGATACTGCTGGTCTTGTGAATACAACTTTAAGTTTTTCTTCGCCAATAATTGGATACAATTGGGGCAAATCTACTGAATCATCAAGAACTAGATATCCAGTCATGAAATTCTCAAAAACACTTTCCCGTATAACAAGTTCTTCTCTAATCCAGTTTATGTCATATTCAGATCCATCATATGCTACAAGTATAATACTCTTAACAATAAAATCTTTTTCTTGTCTTATCTGTAGAGGATCAGGATTATACTTGACTTCGGTTGATGGATTCGCAGAACCAGTGAGTGTGTCGGGATCAACGCCGGTGAAAAATCTGGTCATTTAAACCCCACAGTCTTCTTCTGATTCTGGTTCTTGATTAGTTTTTGTAATATCCGGTTTTGTAATGTTTTTCACATCAAACCATGTAGCAACTCCTAGATATGCTAGAACAATAGATCCCATGATACTGAAGAACCATGTTAAAAGATTGTCAATTAAACTTAATCTAGTTTCGGGCACTATAAAAAATACAAGTGTAGTGGCTACAAGCATTGATATGAGTGCAGTCCATGCCATTTTTCTTCTGGCTCTACGTCTTCTTGTATCAATCTTTTTAGTTGTCATGTATTTGATTCTAATCTTTTTGCTTCTTTCTCAAGATAGTTGGCTAAAAGTTCTATATAAACATTTCTTTCCCACGGTATCATTTCATTTAAGTCACTTAATGAATATTTATGATGCTGAATCAATTGAAAATTAGTCATGTAAAAATTAGTTACACTATCTTGATCCAGCATTACTCGAAAAAATCGTTTATTGAGTCCATTTCATATGTTTGGATGAATCCACAAGACTTACATTTCATTTCAATCTTATGATATAACTTCGGCATACTATCAAAGAACTGTTCGATTTTTTCATATTGACTTGATGTTAACTGTTCAATAAATTGATACAGATCTTTCTGTGAATACTCGGAGACATCATACATATTTGTTTCATCGTATATCGATTCAATACAATTAGTAATGTACTCAAATCCTGTATTAACAGCATCGGAATTTGTTAAAGTTTGCATTTTAGAATATAAAGAATAAGTTGGATACTTCATGATTACTCCAACTTTATCTGTAAGCTGAATTTTCTTATTGTGCTTATCAGATTTCAAAATTTGAATACTGTTAAGATCGACTTGAATATGCTTTTGTTTCTGACACTCAACACACTCAGTATCTTCTTTGGATCTTCCTTTGAAGAACAAATCTAATTTGTCATTTATTGATTTAGCTCTTAGTTGTAGAAAGATATATTCAACATCAAATAGTGCTAAAGAATCGATATCTATATTGGGATCAAGAATGCAATTTTTAGCTATTTGTTTTATGACATCGACAATATTCTTCTGATTCTTTTGCTTATCTTCTTCTTTGTCAGAAAGTCCTTCTAGTGTTAGGAGAAAAAGTTTGTGTTCATGTACAAGAAAGGGTCTAAATTTAATTTTTTTACCGGTAGACGGTAAAGTCAATTCATATGTGGGCGTAGCAATTTTTGGTAGAGGCATAATAACTCCAATAGTTTAATCGAAAATTTTGAATATTTTATCTATTTTACTCTTAACAGTATCAAGAGCTTCATTTAGATTCTGATTGTTGAGAATAGTTGAATTTTCTGGTAGATAGACTCCACTATCAACTTTTCCGCCAATTTCTTCCAGTGTTGGTGAAGGAACTTCAACTTCAGAATATAAACTTCTACCATCAGCGCCTGAGCCAGATCTGTCAAACAATTGATATGAGTTGCGCCACTTGTGATACTTAAATGTTACACCCAAAACCAACGCACCAGATTCTCCGCCATAAGACACTGGTTGCGGAGAAACAATTACTGGATACGCTTCTTCTAATTTGATTGAATACGTTGGAATACCATCTTCTGTCAATTGAACAACAAAGACTTCACCAACATAATCATCATAGTAAGAGAAGTAGCCGCTGTTGATATTACAAATTTTATTCTGCCAATCATCAAAAAATACTCTCTCTTTCATTATTGATGTGCAGATAATATTAATTGTCATATCTTCAAAAGAAGTCAAATATGGCACATTTCTTACGGGTCCATATGTATGTCTTTTTGTTGTCATAAATGACTTCCCGGGAAATTCGGCTTTGTCAATCAATGCACTAAAAGTAATTGGAGTTATTCTGTCAAATGGAGAATATATGTACACTAGATATCTATTCGATCTAGCTACTCCCATTCCCGCGCTAAGTGCTGCTTTAACTGTTGAAATATTAAATATTGACATATTAGATAAGTTTCCTAGATTGACTCCAAACGTATTCTCTTGATCTCTTCTGGAATTTCTCAACTGGTAGAAATAATGCAATATTCCATTCGACACTTTCTATTTTTAAAAACTTGCTTTGTACGTGGTCTGTCAAATAATGTTTAATACATGGTCTGAAGTATTTGAACTTGCCGAACTTATTGAGAACATCATATGAGATTTTCAATCTTGTTGTCGGGTCAAAACGAAAATTATTAGCAATACTATACAGTGCATCCATCAGAACTGCTCTATAATTAAGAGGTAAATAGTGCATATTGATGCCATAAAAGCCACCTTCTGCTGGACCAATTGGAAATATAAGTGGAAATTTGTCATAATATGGCAGAGTTTTCTTGTGTTTTGGATCATAATAAAAGAAATACATTTTACCTATTTCAAATCGACTCTTTAGTCGAGTTGATTCTTTCATTAAAGCATTCGCAGTAGTTCCCGAAGCCGCTTTCTTCGTTTCATTTCTGAACCACTTTGCAGCAGCAATAGAGTTTCTAGGACCATATCCCTTTCTCATTGCATCGGAAAGTATTTTGTCAAATATCGAGTATCTTCTAGTTGCCATATTTAAACGACTACTTTAACTCCAAGTTTGGCAAGTTCTTTTTCTGTCCAGACAGCGAACTTCCATCCCCTATTTTCTGCATATTCTTTTGCTGCTGACCACTTGCTGATGTTTTTGCCATATGTATAAACTTCTTTTATATATTTCACTGTTGCTTTTTTTCTTACTTTTGGTTCTTGTGTTTCTTTATATGGTTTAATTTCAACAATGAATACGGATTTATTTCTAAATTTTATATATAGATCCGGGAAATAACGATGTATCTTGTTATCAGTCACACATCTATAATTGATAATAATTTCTTCAGATCCCCACTCAAGTACGTCAGTATTTTCATCTAACCATTTAAATATTCGATACTCCCATCCAGATCGAGCAATTATGTTCTTAATGTCGCCGACATATTTACATGGATTCTTTGGTTGAAAATAGCCTTGATAATATTGCATAAATAAATCTATATAAGTCTATTTATTCAACTAGTAAGAAAGATTACAAGAATGACTGATAATTTATCTGGACAGAGTACAGTTATTGATGTCTACGGACCGGGTCAAGTCACACCAAATCCTGTACAGCAAGCGATGTCTGGGAACAAATTCGCTAATCCCACATGGACTTTTCCTAGTGATTTGGGATCAGTTGAGCGCGGGGAAGAACCTTACGTTATATTTAATATAATCAGTTCAGTAGCTAAGAATCGAAAGCTTCTCGGATCTATCGCATTAAATATGCCCACATCAGTTGTAAGTTCATATTCAGTTGGATATGAAAATGTCGAAATGAAAATTGATACTCTTGCTACTTGGCTGAATGCAATCA